ACTAGAGGGTCCATTGGCCATTTTACCGCGTCTATTGTTTGAAGATCAAATATTGGGTAATCACCATCAAGAGCTTTCCTGAGATTGATTTGGTATGGGGGATTAAAGAGTCTAGTTCCATCATCCTCATACATCAATGGATCCCATCGCCCATCAGTCCACTTCAGAATATCATCAATTACATTGGCATGAAATATCGGCCAATCACGGCTAAAATTAAGCTCAGCACTTTGTACCGCAACGGTGTGAGTTTGATTAGTGATATCATAAACCCATATCTCATGAATGCCATTTGCTTTAAAGACAAAATAAACAATTGAGTTTTCTTTCTGCCAAGAAGCAGCACCAATTATTTGGTCTTGAATTTCTATAAGTGGATTTGGAATAACCAGTGTGCCATTAGATGTCTCAACTGCGTAAGCATTCCCAGAGTTATACCCCAAACGACAATATGAAAAATCTCGGTAATCGCCCTTGGGCATACTCTGCGGAGTATCGTCAGTGTTTATGCCGCCTTCAAAAGTTATGATGTCTTCAAATTGCATTATCCTAAGTTAAATTCTGAACTCTGTGCCAACGCATCAATCATTTCGGTAAGTCGCGGCGCCTTGACAAGCAAGTTAGCGCTCCATTGAGCGGCCTCGTACTGAATCTGTAATTCCTTGTACTTAGCCTTATCCTCGCTATTTCCTTTGTGGAAACAGTATTCACTCATCAAATACAAACGGAAAGGTTCAGCATACGCTGTATCAATCAATGTATTCTCATCCACTGATGAACCGTTTGAAAAATACTCTATAATCAACTGACCATCAGGTATGTTGTGGCTAAAAATGATATTGTTACCATCTACACGATAGTAGTTCTCGTTTCTTCCACCACCCACTGTATAATTTGGATAACTATAAAAATATCCAAAATAACCAGTTGGAAAATACCCATCAAGTACGACATCGTCGTTTTGGTCGCTCTCACATTGGAAGAATTCCTCTGGATAAGTCAACGAAGTATCTGGAGTCAATGTCCAAATACGACGACCTGACTTTAGTCCAATTTTAGATATCCTCATACAGTCTCCGGGCATAGTGAATACCCGTGCGCCTGTATCAATCTTAGCGTAGATAGTTTTTAGCGATACATTTCCATCCAATGGAGACTTCTCACTTAAATAATCAATAGCCACTTGCGTCATCCACGTTAGCTCACGACCAACAGGATTCTTCCCCAGACGATATAGGGCTGAAGTAGCAATATATTTTATGTTCTTGATTGTCATCCGTTACTATATAATCTTGAAGTATCTCTTGCAAGTGCTTGAATATCAATTCCATCATTGTTCAAATCATCTTGGAATTGTTGTGACATTAACACCTGTAAACACATTTGAAATAACATCATCTCACCCTTTCCCGTTTCATCACTTGGAATAATCAAAACATCATCATCCTCCATTTGGTACACATTTGGAACCATGGTAACGGTAACACTCCCCTCTGGTTTCTTGTTAAATCGCAACTTATCCTTAAAAAGGATTGCCGCCGACTTATTGCCGCCACGCAGAATATTAATTGCAGTAGCCTCTGCTTTGGTCTGAACAATGTAACCATTGTCTCCAGTAGACTGGTCCTCTACACTAAATATCGCCATGGACCCAGCGATTGGCTGTGGGTTCAGCGTTACATAATAACCATTGGCATCAGTAGCAGGAACATAAGTATACGGAACGGCCATATCGCTTGCCTCATAGGGATTACGAGAAACAATATCAGCAAGAGCTAAGTTTAATACTCGCGATATAATTGAACGTGGATACAACCGACGCAAATCTTCTGGGGTGTCTCCACCAGTCAATCTGTGTTGTATTAGTTCTATGGCTTGACGCTTGGTTATCATACTTTACTTGGCATTTGAGTGTTGATGTTCCATTGGTTTTCATTACCAATTCCAATGTAGGTCTTGATCATATCTGTCAAGTGGTCTACACAGCTTTCTGGATACTCAAACTCAACACTCAAGCTAGGAGAATTCAGAGGCTGTACACTATTATTGGTATGAAATGTACCCGGTGGTAAATATACGGGAATTCCATTAATAATGTCATAGTCAAATACAGGTTGAATTGGCTCTCGTATGTAAGTAAAGGTTATCCGTGGCATATACGGATAAATAAAATATCGATCGTTTCGTGTTACTAAAATTGGGTCATTCTCCTCGGGGTTGTCTACTGGGCTTGTAATCGAGTTACGCATCTTAGCATCAAACTCGTGCTGACTAACAAACTCAATACTTCTGTAGTTTGTATCATAAGAGCAATTATTGTTTAGCTGCTCAAGGAAACTTGCAGTTGCTTGATACCAAATATCGGCAGGAATATCAGCATATCCGCCGCGTTCTGGGCGCCCCTGTAATACGGGAGTGAATGATAAAGCTGGATATTGGGGAGAACCTAATGTCTTAATAAATGTCTGAAGATCGCTTGTAATTTCTCGGTTTTTTTCAAAATTATCAACGAGGGTATTAAGATATCGCTGGTTAACAATCTTGATAGCCCGATTGAAATCGTCGGGCGTGATGTAGCCGCCCCTCAGATCTTTTCCGGCTCTGAAGAGAAGCTCATCATATATTTCTCCAAGATTAGTATTCATTATGGATAAATCTCAATTTTGATATACGCACCGTTTACAACAGCGTTATCTAAAACCCCTGCCGTTGAATATGTATTAACCGTAATAGTAGTATTATTATTCCTTGTTGCGGTAGCGAATCCAGCTGTTTGTGTTTGGATAAAAATAGCAGTAGCGCCTATAAATACGCCGCTAGAAGCGGTTATAGTATAAGATCCAACTCCAATATAGTTTATACTTATTGTGGCTGCTGTCGTATTGTACGCTTCGGTTATGTTAACACTTGGCCCTGGTATGGTTCTTATTATTCCAGTGTAACCTATAATAGTAGGCAACTCTATTACGTTACCAGCAGAATCTACTGATAGATTATAGGTAGGCGGAGTTAAATTAGCAAATGTGCCTTGTCCGTATTCGTTTAATGTGACAAGACTGTTTTGATTTAGTGTAATTCCAATATTCTCTACACCGTTATCTACAGTACTTATTGTTAATCTCGAATCTTGAGTTGTTGCGTTTGCCCAAGAGCTTTGAATTGTAGATAATGGGAAAGCAAGCGCTGAAGTAGCGGGTGCTGCCGTAAAATAAATTCCACTTCCAAGACCATTAGCTCCATTGCCAGCAGTAGTGGTTGTTTCTAAGATTAAGTTTTGACCAACTCCAGTATTTGCAGACTGCGCCCTAGCGGATGTTAACCCCACGCCATCTCCAGCGCGAACAATCAATGGGTCACTGTCGCTTACAACTTCAAAAACATAGTTGTCAACGTTAATGGTTGTATTTGATGTAAGTGTACCACCCAATCCAACATCATTGCCTGATTTCGTAAGACCGTTTATCCCATCAAACAAAAACAGCGCTTCAACCTGATTTAATTGAGCCTGTACATCATTTCCTGTCAATATTGCTCCAGGTACAGCTGATATTTGGGCTGCTGTAGGTAAAATACCAGGTGCATAATACTCTACCCAAACCGCAGCACCTTCTGTGTTGTCTGTACAGCGATAAATAACACCTGTGTTGACATTTTCCCACAATGCTCCAACTTCTACTCCTTGAGTTACGTCGTTGGTTATAAGTGGAGAACCAGGTCCAACAGGATCAAGATTGAACAGTCTAAATTGAAACGCTTCAATCAAACTTTCAATTACTGAAACCCCGGAGTTATTTGACACCCAGTAATAAGTTTCATCATCGCAACAAGCACACTCGCAGCCAGAGGCGTCAAGTTGAGCTTGAATACAAGCTATTGCAGCCTTATATTTATCAAGTTCACCGCAAGCCTTATAATTCAACGCTTCAATGTAATACATTAAAACATTATCTACGTAAACTTGATATTTAGATATTTTTTTTCGAGTTAATTCCGCTTGATGAGCAGCACGAAGATTCTCAATGCAAGGCACTAATCCACACAAAGTTCCAGCACAACTTACTTGGAATTCCTTAATTACAGATCTAGTGTAAAGAAGAATCAGTCCATCTGTTTGGGTTTGCTGTATTTGCTCTGTTAAAGAAACAGTATAGGTCCCTGTAGCAAGAGGTGTTTCTACGTTAGGCGCACCTGGATATGGAAGTGAAGTAACCACAACATTTCCAGGGAATGTAGGACTAAGTGTTGCCCATGAAGGGTAATTAATGGCACAATTTAAACTAGCTACAATTTCATTGGAAGCTAATTGAGTTGCATTTGAAACAGCCCACGAACCATTATCCCCTACTTCGCAATCGTAAACAAAATTTACATCTGCATTTGTTTGTGTGCATCCAGAATAGGTATAAACACCACTTAACTGTAAGTTTGTTAATTCAAACGTTATTACATCACCAACAGCTATTGTATAATCGGTTACGGTTATTTCTCCATCCGGACCCACTTGCTCAGTGGATATTACTTGCACTGTTTCTGAGGCAACAAATGGCTCAACAATAGTAATATCATTACCCGGTTCCAAAAACAGAGAAACCCACTCATTAGCGGGTACTGTAACTAGATCATTTGGAGTTAACGTAATTGGAATTGCTACAGCAGCCTGTACATTTACCCTTAAACTATAACTAAATGTGTAAACACCATTTGCTACATTTCCATTCAGGTCTAATTCAAGAGGGAATGTAAAAACTGGTGTTCCCTGAGTTGCATAATCCCAGTTTTGCAAATCAATCATGGGATCTAAAACTGTATCATGCTGCTCAATTACGGTCCCATTAAAAGATATAACACCGTATCCCTGCACCTCATTTAAAAGTAAATCTAATCCGAGGCCGGCATAATCAGTTGAATCTGTAACAATCCCTATTGGGGGAGACGCACTTAAATCAAACGAAAGGGATACGGTGCTAATCATCTTTTTATAATTTTCTTAATTTACCTAATAATTCTTCATTTACCTTGAGGTGATCAATCAACGCAAATGCAGCTTCGCTACCTTTTTGCGCTGACTCAAAAAATGGTGTCTTTAGCCATTTTGTTCCATCGCCTCTACGGTCGCGAATATACCACATTCCGTCCTCATTTTTGATATAATTTTCACTCAAAAGTCGGTTTACTAATTCATGGATAGTTTCGCCATCCGCTGACTTGGTCTGAACCGGCTTTGCTGAGTTAAGGATTTCAAAAGCATTCTTCTTGAAAGTCTCACTGCCCTTTTTGATTGAATCATGCAATAACACACGATTTTCTTCCTCGGTATGCATTTTGTTCAAGCCAAGCCCCTCAATGGCCTTCAATACAATTTTATAATCTGTATCAAAGTAGATGAGATCTTCGAGTTCGCGGGCCGCTTTGGCAACGCTAATTTTGTTCTTAGCCTCAATGTGCTTCATCTCGTACTCATACATACGACGATTAGTCTTGTTCAGCGTCTTATTGTTGTTTACAATAGGGCATATGTAGTGAATATAGAACAATAAATCTTTTTGCTCCGGCTGAATCCTAAAACCATCCCCAATACGCAATCTGGAGTTATTGTAGTTATATGTGCCGTTGATGACGGTTGGAGCTGTTTGAGTGTAAATCAGCGTATAAGTAGCCTCTGTTTCTTTATCATAAAAATTTCCGCTTGTCTTTACAGAAGTAGGGCCTGGCGCCTGAACAAACAAACGAGCGTCTGAATCGTGATTGTTGCTAGGAACTTTGTATGTTTTTAACTTGTACTGATCTCTAATACGCAACACTACTGGTCGCTTATTATTAAAAAAATCAGGAAAATCATTTCTTAATTCCTGTTCTGCCCATTCTGGGATATCTACAGGTGAGTTGTTGCTTAGATCAAATAACATATCGTTTTATTTTTTGTTTGTATAAAAACCGGGAGAAGTCTCCCCCTCCCGGTTTTGAATTTACTAAGATTAGGCTGTGAACAAACCGTATTTGTTAGCGTTGATGAACTTGAACGCAACTTCAGATACGATGTGAACACCGAGCTGCCATACGTCAGTCTTGTTAGCTGCCGCACGACCACCTGTTTGCCACATATTCATGAAAGCACCTGGCTTATGGCACAGACGGATATACTTACCCATGTTACCCAAACCGTCATCAACACCTCCATTAGTACTCAATGGAATGAAGAACGCATACTGCTTCCAAGCGTTGTCTGTAGAATCAACACCAACACCCAACATGGTTGGATTGTCGAAGATTCCCATACGAACAAATCCGAAGTTCTTATTGTTGAACACGAGGTTGTTGAATGAGAAAGTACGGCTCATCAAATCAGCGTAAGCGCCTTCGCCCCAGAAGGTTTTCTCCATCTGAATCTTGTTAACGCTCACGTTGTAGTTCAATGCAGAAGCACCAGGACCAGCTGCTTGGAAAAGAGCTTGCTCTAAGAGTGATTGCATATAACCGCTAGTCCAAACCATGTAGTTCTTTACAGAACCATCTTGAGAGGTCAAAGCAGCTTCCATGTCATAAAAATCACCAATTGCCACAGCACCCGCACCTGTAGGAATAACAGTGCTGATACCACCGCCGTTCGCACCAGAACCGTTGTTCAAGATAGCATCAAGCAAACCTTGTGTGGTTTGGAATGAGCTGCTTGTTGTAGTAACTGGGTTGATCAAGTTAGCTCCGTTGGTGGTTGGAGTAGAGGTAAAGAATGAGTTTACCATAGCAACTTGGTGTTCACGCTGCAAGTAGATGATGTCGCGTGAGTTAGAGTATGGAGTCTGAACTCCGTTCTCCAACTGTGAGTACCAAAGTTGGTTGTAAAGAGCTTCTGAGCTAGAAGTAGTGTCATTACGGAAAGTCTGCAAGAATGAAGTCTTAACCTCATCAAATGCGTACTTAGAAGCGTAAGCACCACCATTTTCAGGGGCTGAGTTACCTACGTAGAACATAAAACCGCCAACAGTAATAGTTCCACCAGTTACCAAAGGAACAAAAGTGAAAGTATCTGCTGCTGTTTTTTCAACGATCTGGAAAATATCACCGGTAACGGCATCTTTCCAAAGATCGCCAACATTAGGCCATGAGTAGTCAACACCACCCACTGTAGTTACTCCAGAAGCGTCAATGGTTACGGCCCATCCAGCATCGTTACCAGCAGCTGCATCAGCAATAATAGGAGCCTCCATACGTGTCAATTCGAACCAACGAACACGAGGATTCTTTGCAATTTCACGGTTACCTACCGCGTTCATGATTTGGTTCATCGCATCCCAATATTCGTCGCCGAATGGGAGGTATGCTACCGCATCAAAATCTTCCATCAGCGCATCCCAGTTGTTCTGGATCGCGCCTACCGTCATTGCACCCGTACTAATAGGAGGTGCAATTGTGGGACTCTGTACAAATGCCATTTTATTAAATTTTTTTAATAGTTAATTATGATTTTAGCGACTGCGATGGCAAAGGAATTCCGCGCTCCATGAGATCTCTTTGAGCAGCAGTCAAACCTTTTTGATCGACAGCCGTTTTGCCTACACGGTTCGGCGTTTTAGGCTGACCGTTGTAAACTTCGCGCACTACCTTTTTTTCGGTTTGAGCCATAAGTGATTTGGCTATTTGAACACCTATATCCCCAGACTGAACCTTATGAATGAGGATTTGGTTCGACAACCATTCACGTACCGCTTGTTTACCTTCCTTTGTGGTAGTATCAAAGGCTTGACCTAAATAGCTTGCATACTGCGACTTCAAAATCGAATCGATCTCTTCGTTTGAAACTTTTAACGAAACTTCCGAATCGCCGAATTTGTAGGGGACCTCTTTTAGCTGCTTGGCGTAGGACTCTGCCTCGGCAAGTGCTATGGTTTGTCTTTCCGCAATCTGTTTTTGATTTTGGCTCTTTAGCTCTTTTGCAAAGGTAAAAGGATTTTTAACAGTTTCAACATCTTTCTTAGTCTTTTCAATCATTTCAATTGCATCGATTGCATCAGACTTTAAAAGAGCTGTAGCGTAATATTCGCCTTCACCTAAGTTATATTTTTCACGAATAGCTTCCTCAATAGTTGATTGGCCAAGACGTTTGAATTTGTCTGGGTTCTTCACCGCTTCAGCAAGCACAAGAGCCTTGAGCGGATCTTCCATTAAAGTGTCTGGTGTAGAAGACACAATTTGGTTAGCAATAGTAGAACTGATACCTTTCTTACCAAATGCAACTATTGTGCGAGCTTCTTCAATTCCACCAAATGGATCATCAGCCTCTTGAAGTAGGGCAATACCCTCTTCAATATCCTTTTGTTTTTCTGCAAGCTCTTCCGCTAGACTTTTATAGGAACGAAGTTGTTCAAACTCGCTCTTAAATGAATCCTCGCTGTCATACCCGTAAGCAGAAAACCAAGGAGAATCTACCGGATTAACCTCTTCGCTTACTTGTTCGTTTACTTGTTCGGTTACTTGATCATTTACTTGCTCGTTCACCTGTTCGTTTTGATTTTCTAATTCGTTCGTTTCCATATGTTTTATACTCTACCTGTGATTTCACTTCCTAATTGAGCCTCTAACGTAGCCTCAAGTTGTATTTCCTGAAGAGCCTGTTGACCCTTGAGTAATTGAACTTGATAATTAGAGTCTGCCTTAATTTTTGCAAGTTGCTGCTCTTTCATCAATTCCATATTAGCCATCTCGCGCTGCTTCATGATTTCAATTTGAGCAAGCTGCATTGCGGTCTGACGCTTTGCTTCTTCGGTCATTATAGCAGATTGCTGTTGACCTTGTATTGTTTGCTGAAGCATCATTTGAGCGTGTTCTTCTTCTCGTTGACGCGCCTCTGTTTCTTCTGTAGCCATAAACCAAAGAGCCTCGTCTATATCACCGTTCTTCAGCATTTGAGCTACGCGCTCTACACTAGATGGACTAAGAAGAACCGCCCCATCCTTTGTTGGCATTTGAGACATTTGCATAGCGCGTTGTAAAATAGCACTTTTTTCTTTTTCGTTTGGAAGAACTTTGCAGGAAATTGCAAGTTGATCCAATGACAATCCCTCAATATCATCAAGTGCGCTTACCATGTTTTGTCCTATAATACTTTCATAGAACTCACGAATTTTAGGGTCGAATTCAATGTCAATTCGCGCTTGATGAATAATTCTCTCACCGAGTTTCTGTTTAAATTGACGCTCAGACTCGCGAAGTGGCCAATTAGCGTGGTTTCCAGCAACATAATCCGCCTCCATTACTCCCACCAATCGTTCTGCTGACTGGTCTGGGCTTGCCGCCATTGCATCTGGAATACCCATGAGATCCTTGATCATCATTTGAAGGTTAGCAATTTGAGCAAGCCATTCTTGTCCTTGAGGACCTAGACCATTATCCATTTCTGTCAAGGGCTGAGAAATATACTTGCCTGTTGCTGCATTAAACTTAGTTGCAACAATCTGAATACCGTTTTGACGGTGGATGTGCATGAGGTCGAACAAGTCGTACTCTACACCTCCAATTTTGATATTAGCGGCTTCACCAACATCAATTCTATATCCCTTTGGAGCAGCAGCCCAAACAGCTGCGCGTAACTTCAATACAGCAAACATCAAATCGTCAAGTAAGCCCTTTACGCTGCGAGTAGGAGACTGACCGTTAATGCGATGAATAACATAAGAACTCATTGGGGTCAACCCCTTCTGCATTTGATTTGGCTTTTTCTTCCATTCGTAAATGCGGTCTTGACCGGTTCCAGAAATAATGTACGAACCCTCATACCAGTAGTTGCAAGCAACCTCATCATATGTATCGTTAGGATTCTTTTTCTTTTCGTCAACAGGCTTGTTATTACGGATATAGCTTCCGTAACCTTCTTTATTTACTCGCTCTACATATTGCTTATAATCTGTAGAGAGATATTCAAACTTCAATACATAAACTTTGAAATCCATCCAAACCCAACGATTTGTAGTTGAATCCTTGCGTTCAAATGCCCATTGCGGTATAGTTGATACGTTTGTTTGATACGGAACGTATGACTTAGCCATTGCTTGTATTTGAGCCTCATTAAATCCAGCGTCTATCAGTTTATCAAAAATAGACTGAATAGTTTCAGCTTCAATATGACCAATCGCTACCGGCTCCTCTTGGTTATCTTCATTCCATAGCATAACCATACGAGCTGGATCCACATAATTAAATTTTACTTGACCTGTAATTGGATCATTGTAAATCTTAGCCGCACGGAAATGGAAATCAATCGCGTCACGATTAAAATCCATACGCTGACTAGCCCAATTAGATGCGCGAAAACCGGATTCAGCTAGTTTTTCTAGGGCTACCTCATATTTTGTTTTAAAAAATCCAAGACGGTCAGCCATCTCTAACATTGCATCGTCTTTAGGGACAAAAGGAACATTAAGCTCTGGAAGACCAAGCTCTCGCATCAACGGGTTTACAAAAACCGTTTTAACATAAATATCATTTTTCTCATCCTGTTTTTTATTGATGATATTTTTATCAAGAGAAATACAGTCGAGTTTATAATCGTTATCAGCAAGAATTGATAGAAGAACATTCGATAATTTTCGCATAGGAGAGAAAATGTCATAGCTAATATTAGCCATTGCCTTTCTCTGAGCCTTACTCATCCCCTTTGTGCTTGCCGCCGCCTCGCCTTGACTTATGCCTTTAGTGCCTATTGGAGATCCGTTAGTAAACCAATTTTTATACTTATCTTGAGATTGATTTCCTGCGCCATAATTTCTAGTTTCCTGCATTTCAGGAACTTGGCTATAAGTGAAATATGTACCACCCGCGCAAAAACGAGAATATAAAGCCCGCGCACAACGCAAGCCAAATTCTGGCTTTAGCTTATCAATCTCAGGTATGTTGTCATTTGGAAACAACACACTACCAACTATTTGTGGTAATATCATATCTTACAAATTTAGTTTACCAGCACAAATGTAATGAAATTTTTATTAAATAGTTGAAAACAATCATTCTACATCAAACATTGCAAAACCACCCTTTATCTCTATAGGTTGATACACCTCTTTGTAAAGATCTGGCATTCTGCTTTTTATAGCTCTCATACACCACCCTGTTGCAGCACACAAGTCGTGGTTTGTCAAATCATCAAGACCTCTCATCTGACTCCACTCCTCAATTATCTCCCACATTTTCACATATTTGACATTATTGTTAAAGAACGTCATTATGTCTCCAGCCATTTCGTTCTTCTCAGCTTCACCTGCCCAAACTCCTGGTCTTGAATCCTGTTTACCATCAGACCCCAAATCTTTCAAAAGGTAGCCATCAAATCCGTTGTCTCTGAAGTATTCTACAAGAGCTTCTCCATCGGGCCACTCAGGGTAGACGTATGCACCAAGGAATACAGCGGCCTTTAACCACTCTTCGTGATATTCAGCTTTGTCTTCTGTTTGTCTGTTGTAAATCAAAATCCAATCATTGCTAACCCATTCGCTTCTTGATTTGCTATCTGGGTCCACCTGGCTATCTCGCTTGTAAAATACAGCGGCGGCGGCGTTTGATTTTTTCTTGCCTACAGTATTTCTTTTATGGAATTTTACCGGGTCACAACAAAGAAAAAATTTATTCATCACCGATGGATCGGGAGCGTATATTGGACCTCTCTCTTTAGGAGGAATATAACCCTCTTCTGCTGTTACAATAGTTTTTCTGTTACGCATTTCGTGCGGGGGGAGGTAACTCATAGTCCAGCTTCCCTTCGGGTCGTTCTCTACATACACGTCTCCACCAAATCTATCTCCAACCCACTTAAAATTAATCTTTGTTGTAATTGGAGTTCGCGAAAACTTTAGTTCAGATATACGATCACGCATCTTTTCGATGGGCATACCCATATCCTTTGGTATTACAGCAAATGCTTGTTTCCATGTCATCGGGAAGTTTTGCTGCAACTTAATTAGCTTCTGCCATTCGCGCTTGCGCTCGAAATAATCTGCTTGATTTAACAAGTAAGACTTAGCTCCCTTGGTAATCCACTTACCCTCATTAGACATAACGGGTTCCTTGGGGTCGTCAATAATACTTGCTCCATACTCGTCAATGTATCCCTCTACCGCGTAATAACCGGGCAGGAAGAAGTTGATAAGTCCAGATGGTGTAGTTCCATTCTCGTTACGATCAGAGAAATGCGAGTCGTTAGCAATGTCAAAGAACTGCGCTCCACCACCGGTGTCCATGTCGCCCACAGTGGAAGGCATGATGCAGAATCCTCGAATATTTTCGCCTCGCTCGATCGCTGGCTTCATCGTGTTATACCACCACGTCGGGATGTTTTGGTCCGCCGCCTTCGCGTCCGTTTTTTTCGCTGGCTCGTCACGGTAGACAAAAGCGATTTCCGCTTCACCATCCGCCGCTTTCTCCGTCGAAGGCAACGGCGTGATGAAGCATTCCATTTGTTCGGGAATGATTCCCGCTCTTGCTGCTGATGCGATTGCTCCTTCATACTGAAAACGCAAACCTTCCTTTGCCTCTATCCTACCCCGATAATGAGGTCGAAAGAAGAAAGGAAGTTTGCTTACAGGTGTTTGAATTTGTTTTATAAATATCTTATTAACTGCCTGGTCTTCATTCATCGCCTGGATGATAAAGGTCTGGTCGGGCATATTGAGTGTCCCCCACGTACAGAAGCAACAAGCGATTGCAGTCTTTGCAATACGTCTTCCAGAAACAAAATTAATCCCATGCACTGTTCGCTTCCCTTTACCAACAGTTACGTTCACGTTCGGTTCCATGAAATACTCAACCCCCATCTCATTCATATCCTCTACCACATTCTTCACGTCCTGGTTAGAATATTTTGTTTTTACAACGCCATCTTCCCTATACAAAACCTTATGCTTGTAAAACGCATCTTCTGTTGTGTAAGCATACATGAACAAGTGAAACATCTTACGTTGATAATCTCGGTAGTCTGGGCGATTATTATTCTTGCCAAAGTTTTTTACTGTCCAAAAGTTCAAGAAGAAGTAGTTCGCGCCATTGATATATGTCGGCTTCCCCTTAATAAAGCACCAGTAACCTACATACCTGCGCTTGATCTGGAGCTTGATCCATTCAATCTCCATTGCATAGTACTTCTGATTGGATTCAATCTCTTCATAAATATCTTCAAGGCGAACGTCACCTACCTCTTTGTACTTTGACTTGTTGGTTGCGTGTTTCTTATTAAAAACGACCTCATAAATCAACTTTATTTTTTCCGGAGTTTCCTGATAAGTAAACTTTTGGTCCTTTGGAGCAAGCCCATACCCATCAACATAAGTTAATGCCTCTTCACGTGTAACCTCTCGCTTTAAATGATGCGAATACCATTTTTCAAGACGAGGAAGAGGAATGCGAATTGTATCTAATTCATCATCGTCTTCGTGGAACGAGACAAACTCATCTTCCTCTAAGTAATCGTACTTCATGGTATAACCTCTGGAAATATTTCTTTCTTCTCACGCCAAACTCGCGAGTAGTGTTCAGGTTGGATTCCAAGATTCTCAGCACGTACAGAAAAGGTAATTGCTTTTTGTAACGTAATGCTAACCTCGTCGTTCATTATCCTACTACGGGCATCTACTAAGGTCTGTCTCCAACTCTCAAGTCCCGCTTGAAAGTTCTTGTCATCATTAGACCTATCGACGGGCTGTGTCAACAACGCTCTCTGCAAGGCTGCTATTCGGATGTCGGCTGTACTCATAATCGAATAATCCTCCGAACATTGTAGCCGGGTGAACGTGATGTAACGCTCCACCGCCCAGTCCACATTCATCATGCAGAGCTGGGCGTAACCGTTGTCTGGGTCCGTGTCATCAACCATGATGTTCAGCTTGTTCAAAGTATATCGTTTGCGCTGGTTGATGTCCGGATACGCATCCTTAACGGGTGTACCTGGAGCGAACATATATATGAGATATCGAACAACTTTGTCGGCGCTAACTCCTTCTGGAAGGTCGTCAGACCTATCGAGAATGTGGGCTTGACTAGCCAGGTCCGAGAAACGGTATATTACCACCTCGTCATCCGGGATGCCTTCAATGTTGTAGGATATTTTACTAAAATCTAATTTTATCATCTTTCGTAAGCCATTATTACTCTTGGCTGAAATCGAACATAGTCAGTTGAGTTTGCCATCGTTGGATCTAATTTTATAGCGTGTATTCTTCTGACGCAAACCACATCTCCCTTTTCAACACTTGTATTTGTCCAAACATCATGAAACTGGTATCGCGGCATCCTAGTTGGAACAACTACAACTTCTACTCTTGTAATATCATTATCTAACATATGTATCCCGCCACTCTTTCGCTCATTTCCCAACAGCTTGCCTATTACGTATCCGTTTAAACTGAAAATATCATCCCCTCTTTTTGCTGCATATATGGACTTTTTTGATATGGATAAATATGTTTTACCGTCCTTAACAAACCCACCCTCTCCTTCAGTTATCATCTCCCTAGTAAAGGTAGCATCAAACCAAACCTCATCGCCAACAATCCCGTCGAATTCACAGTCGTAGTCCCACCCTTGATCATTCAAATCAGCCTCGGCTATTTTGATTATTTTACCGCGCCTAACCGCTTGTTTTCCTTGTATATCTTCTTTGTTTGTATCTGCCTCTCTTTTTGATTCTGCAACTATCCTATTGTACTCTTTCATTAAAGACTTGTCCTTGTATCTTGATTTTTTCATTCCATTAACAAGGCTAACCATATGTTCTGGATCAACTTCAGCAATGTAATCCTTTACCTTGTTTACAATCTTTAATTTACCGCCATTGAAGTCAATTTCATCTTCGGTTAATGAATGAAGTTCTATGATGCATTCTCCGTTTATTAATCGTAAACTATCTATATCTAATCCGTTCAGATTCATTTGTTTGCAAGTTTATTTTCGTAAATTTCAAGTACTTGTTTCTGTTTGTCAAAATTTTTCTTCCCAATAGGAATTTTATTTTTAAGTTTATTCACGCATCTTCTGAGTGAAGAATAACTGCCAAAAACCATAACAGCATCCCAATCAGACATTAAGCCCTCGACTTTTACCGGATCTACTTTTTCCCGTCGAATGTAGTATTCGTACACCTCTATGATTTTGAGGTAATTATTTTTTGTTTTTGTTCTGATCATAATGCTCTTGCAATGTTTTGAAGAATGAAGATCGCTTAATACGAGTTTCTACCTTTGTTTTTGAGATCTCATCAAGAGTTTCACGATATCTACGAATAGCCTTCTCCACCTGATCAAGATCTTCCGATGTTATGTGCGGGTCACAATACAATAGTCTTCGGCGAGACTTTGTGGCCATTGGAGTAAATATCCTCATAACCTCATATATCTCAATCTTCTCATCAATCATTGTATTGAGAAGCAAGATGGCTCTGTTCCAATTTTCTATGTTATTCATAAACCATAACAATAAATTGCTCGTGTACAGAATATTCCGTAACATCTTGCAGTTCAACCTTGTCTATTTTACCAACAATGCAAACGCGTTGACCAACTTCAAAATCAGTAAATCTTCCAACTTTGGTTATTATTGCGTCAATCTGCGATTTGCCTTTATTTTCTATTTCAATAAATACCCGATAATCGGCAGGGAATAAATTACTCATGATGCAAATATACAGAAAAACAACACTGTGTCAAGTTGATGCTTGTAAATAACACTAAACAATGTAAATTTGCGCTATGTTTATCGTTTCAATCATACTCGTTATATCGTGCCTTACATTTATGATTAAGAATTCCATATATGGCTGTGGTAAAAGATGTTACAAGACTCGAAAGGAGGCCGAGGAATACTGTGATTACGACCAGCAAGTCTATATGTGCTGGGAGTGTGAGACATGGCACATAAAAAATAATGGAGAAAACCCTTGACAACCTCGCGTGGTTGTTTTATGTTTGCCAAATATTCCAAGCGTAGTTTGTTATAGAGCAACAGCAAACTAGGCTTCGGATGCCTCGGTAAAGTAGAACTTTTACCAAATTAGGCCCGCGAAGTTGCTCTTGCGGGCTTTTTTTATTTTATGAATACAGGACAAATTGTTAAAACCAGGAACGTGCCTTTCGCAATGGTTCCTACTGAATTTCTAAGGGACAAGTCAATAAGCCTAAAGGCTAAAGGTCTTTTGTCTTTTCTGCTATCTCTACCTCCCGATTGGGTGATATACAAAAGTAAGTTGACAGACTATTTCTTAGATGGTAAAGACTCTATATCAAGCGCTTGGGATGAACTAGAAGTGCTGGGATATATACACTCAGTTAGGATGATTGGAAGCGATGGCCTGTCTCGCGGATTTAATTATGTGGTTTATTACGAACCAACGGAAATCGGATTACCGGAAAGCGGATTAACGGATTGCGGAAAACCCGATATCCGAAAACCCGCCACTACATATATAGATAATACAAAGAAAGAAATAACATATAAATATACTTTCGAGCAGTTTTGGATTGCTTACGACAAGAAGGTGGACAAGAAACAAACTCTAGCTGTTTGGAACAAACTATCCGCTGATGACAGAATCCTAGCAGTTGAAGGCATGGATAACCACAAATCGGGTCGCGAACGCAAATACTGGAAGGATCCTGTTCGATATCTTCGCGATAGAAGATGGGAAGACGAAACACAAA